CGGGCTATCGGACAGCCACCAGACGCACACGTTCGCCTCGGCGGCGAAATAGTGCAGCGCCATGGCCTCGTCCACGTACCATCTGCCGCCGGTTCTGCTGCAGATGTCGCTCAGCGCCTGGCGCAGGCTCACGTCCTGGAACGAGATCGTCATGCTGGCATCAAGTATGGAGACGTAGGTCGTCGCGTCGATGTCCGCCCGGTAGCTGGCGAACAGGTCGGCGATGATCGCACTGTCTGCCTGGCTGTCGTAGGCCTCCTCGCCGTCGATGACCGCCTCCTCGACCAGAACGTTGTAATCCTGGCATCGAATCGACATTCGGCGACCGGGCAGGGCCAGCGACAGCAGATCGTCGTCGATGTCCACGACCTCGCCGGCGAACAACACGGTGCCGTTGTCGGTCACGGTTACCGCATCGCGCGTCTGGATATTGAGCGTGGAATCGAGGTCGTTCAACTTGAACGAACAAACGGCGGTGAACTCACCCGCCGCCTGCTCGATCCGGAGCGAATCCCGGTACAGATTCGCGGTCCGGTCCACGCCACCGATCGTCAGCACTTCCGCCATTACACCACCACCTTCTGCAACCCGCGCAGACTCAGCGAGCGGTCGATCTCTTCGGTGAGCCGGTAAATGTCCTCCTCACTGCGCACGCTGTCCGCACCGAAATAGTTGTTGATCTGGTAGCCCGCTCCCCCTCCCACCGCGCCAGCGTTCATCGCCTCCACCGATCCCGCCGTCAGCATCCGGGCGCTCGTATCCTCGGCGGTGGCCACCAGGCTCGGCATAGCATACTCCATCCCTGCCCCGATGCCCTCGACGAACGGCAACCCGATCTGGAGCATCGCTTCCCGCGAAGCCGAGTGGATGCCCAGGAACCCCATCGCCGCTTCCAGCGCGGCCCGCGCCGCATCGCGCGCCGCCTGCTGGATCACGTCGATGCCTGTAGCGATCCCGCGCGCCACACCCTCAAGGATATTTCTGCCCACGGATCCCCAGTCCGTATTCGTGAAAAAGTCCTTGATCGCATCCCAGGCGGTCCTGCCGATCTCCTTGATCTTGACCCAGACCTCGTCCCATACCTCTCGCAACCTTGCACCGAAGCCTTCCCAATCTCCCGCGAACGCCAGCCGGAAGGCGTCGAAAATGCCCGTAAAGATGCCCTTGAACCACTCGAACACCGCGACCACCGCCTCCCAGATTTCGCGCGCTTTGGCCATGATCGCGTCGCCATGTTCAGCCCACCAGGCGGTGATCTTTTCGAGCGTGTCCAATATGAACGTGCGCAGGCCGAGAAAATCACTCTCCCACGCCTTTCGCAGCGCCACCACGATTGCCACTGCCGCGATGAAGACGGCGATGACCGGCGCAACTGCCGTGATAATGGTCCACAACACCGGTAGCACCACGGCTGCAATCGCCACGCCCAGCGCGATCAGCACGTCCTGCAGCTCGACATTCTGCCCAATCCACTCCATCACGGGAGCCAGGAACTCGGCCACCTTCTCTCCGAATTGCACGATGCTCTCCACGATCCCCATGATCTTCTCTGCGATCTCAGGAGGGAATAGGCTCCCGATCAAGTCGCGGAACGCCGTTATCGGATCCTGGCCGTCCAGGAGTGAGGTCACGAAATCGCCAACCGCAATCGCCACCCGCTCCAGCACCGGTGCGATCGTCTCCAGCACCCCCACCACTACCGGCAATACCCGCTCCCCCACCTCCCCCAACGTCCCCAGCAGGCTGGTCAACACCGGCAGGAACCCTATACCTACCTGATCCTTTGTATCCTGGATGGTTGCTTTGAACTGTGCCATCCGTGCCGCCGCTGCCTCTGTCACGTCCGGCATACTGGCCGTGTTCGCGGCCAACTTTTCCAGGACTACGTTCATCATCCCGGCCTGGACCTGACTCTTGTCCAGCGCGTCGGCCTCCACGCCGTACATCTCCGCCGCCCGCGCCGTCGCCTCCTCCAGGTTCACCTGGATGCCCAGGTTGTCCAGGATCATCGGTGACAAGCGGCCCACGCCCTTGACCAGACTATCGAGCATGAACCCCATATCCTGCCCCGTCGCCCCGCTGACCTTGCTCAGATATTGCATCGCATCCGGGAGTTGGACGGCGAAATCCGTGGACACCAACTGCGCGGCCTGATTGAACGACATCATCAGGTCACGGTTGGCGACCATCCCAGCGCTGCCACGTTTGAGCGCATCCAGCATCTCATCCGCGCCCTGGCCCGCGCTCTCGGCCAGCCCTGCAAATGCGTTGCTCACCCCCTCGACCGGCGCGGCGTCGATCGTGACCTTGGCCAGCGCCGCCCCCAGGCCGGCGACCGCGCCCGTCGCCACGCCGATGCCGCCCAGCGCGGCAGTACCCAGCGCCTGGAAACTCTGCCCGGCGCCGGCGACGATCTTGGAGATGGCGCTGTCTACCTTACCCCGCGCATCGCCGAGGTCGGTATCCAACTTGTCCAGCGTCGCGCGAACCGCTACGTTCGCACGACCCAGGTCCGTATCAAGCCCCACGCTTTGCCTCGTTTATCCTGTCCACATCGATCTTCTGTATGATCTCCCGGTGCTCGGCCCGTCGCCGCTCCAGCTCCTCGCCCTCCAGCGCACGCGCCTTGCCCGCGCCAATCAGCCGTTGCAGCGCCGGCAACCGCTTGGCGTGTGATAGCGCCGCGATATGCCAGGCCAGCCAGGCATCCCGCCGGTGCTCCCGCTCCAACTGCCAGGATACTGCCTCGATGGCCGCAAACGTCTCGCGCGGCGTCAGCGCCCAGAACTCTGTCACGCCGATGCCGCACTTGAGCGCCGTCTCCAGAAGCGACTGCCAATCCAGCCGCTCCCGGCTCACGCGTTTGGGACCTGCTCCGTGCCGAAACTCAGTACGGCGCTCACGGCCTCCATCACCGCCACGGTGACCGCCGTGAATCCGGCCTCGTCGAGCACCTCGAACGCATCGCTGAGCGTCACCCTGCCGCCGGCGCGCGCATCCCGCTGCGCCGCCTCCATTCCGACCCGCAGCAAGTGTACGATCTCAGTGACCCCGGCTGTGCCATCGGCAAACCCCTGCGCCACGGCGATGATCGACCGTTTGAGTTGCGTCTCGACCTCTGCCAGCGCGCGATTCGTGAAGAGGATGTGCACCTCCTGCTCGCCGGCCTGGATTGTCGCCTCACCTCGTGCGCCTGGCATTAGCTCTCCAGCTCCGTCCAGAAGCCATCCAGGGTCATGCTGATCGAGATCGTCCCTTCACCCTGATCGGGGAAACTCTCGCTGAGCGAGGTGATCAGCGCATCCCCCGTTTCGATCGTTGTGCTGTCGTCCTCGCGCGCCACCAGGATCAACTCGCCATCCCGCATCGCGTCACGCAACGCGCGATAGCCATCGTCGGTCCAGACGTAGAGCGCGTCCAGCGAGAGCGACGCCGAGTACCGCCCCGGCAGGACCCGCTTCGCCCTGGAGTCCTTCGACGAGACGTCGATCTCCTCCGTCGCCTCGTCGAACGACACGTCCCGCTGGGATCCGACCGCCTCGTACACCGGCACGGCCGCCGTCCCCGTATTCACCAGCAACAGCACGTCAGTTCCGTTCATAGCCATGTTTACAGCCTCCTATCCGTTCGATTCTTAATCCGTTGTTGTCCTGCTATCCGCGTTATTCCTCTTCCATCGAGAGGCGGATCGTGACGATCCGCCCATACGCATCCTGCCCGTCAGCCGCCATGGGCCCCGAGCATTCCGCTATCACACACTCGAAATCCGAGATCGCAAGCGCCTGCCGGTGCAACAGCGCCCGCACCCGCTCCGCGATCGCCTCCACCACCACCGCGCTGCCTGTCGCGTCCGTGTAGCAGCGCACGTCCCGGACCGCCACCCGTCCCCGCGTCGTCTTCGTGTCGAAGGGCGTCTGCGCCACCTCGCCAGCGCTCACGATGTACGGCAGCGTCGCATCCCCCGGCGTTGGGTCCGTCGTAAAGATCGCCGGCTCCCCGCCATAGGTCGCCAGCAGCGCCGTCAGCGTCGCGTCCCCCGCCAGCACATCGTAGATCGCCTCAGTGATCGCGCCCACCTATCCCCCTCGCTCCCAGCCCCCGTCCCGGGGGCGTCGTGGTGACAATTCCCTCTCCAGCTCCGAGCTGATCAGCTCCGCCCTGGCACCACGCTGTCCCCATCCTTTAATTCCGTGAATCCTGCTCTCCCCCGCCTGATCCCCAGCGCATACGCATAATGCACGATCGTCGCCAGCATGAGCATCGCCTGTGCGCCCATCCTGAACGTGGTCTGGTTTTGTTTGAGCCCGTTCGCCTTCGCCATCATCCAGAGCATGTGGTAGACGGCCTTGACGCCCTGAACCAACGTCCCGTACTCCTCCGGAGGCGGCGTTCCGATGATCCCGTCCGCCGTCTCCGAATCACACAATGCCAGTGCCTGCTCGACCTCAGTGCGCGCCCGCTCCAACTCTGTTGCCATAATTTCACCCTCCCGTGAGAAACCTCAGAACTTCCTTAAAGTTATTGACTAGCGCCGGCCTCAGCCACGGCTGTGCCGCCTTCGCCCTACTGCCGACCTCGATCCAGAATCCGTAGTCGCCGCCCTTCTCTCCCCGCGGTATCCCGATCTGGCCCTCGACCACATTCCCCTCGACCACCACCCGGCTGGTCAACTTCCCCAGCGCCAGCAATCGCCGGTACGCTCGGCCAAACGCCGGCTCGACGATACTCAGTAGCCGCCGGCGAGCATCCATCTCCACCACGCCCGCCGCCGCCTCCATATTCACGGCGAGGAAGTCCTTGACCTCCTCCACCACCTGCTGCTGCCGCCATTCCGTTATAGTTGACATAATACGCAATTTCCGCTATAATCTCTTACGGTGCCGGCGATGGGATCTGTGCGAGCGAGGATAGTCCGGGCACTTGGCATCCTACCCGCTGAAGGATGGTGGCCGCGCAGGCCTCCCGGTGAATCCTCCAGATCACGTCGCGCTCTCCTTCTGCCTCTCCAGGCAATCCACCTCGTAATGATGCGCCGCCTCCGACGGCTCCCGCACCCCCAGCACCTCAACCGTCAAATCGCCGCACGTCACCCGATCCCCCCGCGCGATGTCCTCCCCGGCCAGCACGTACAACACGTGCGTGATCTGCTCCTGCTCCGCATCCGCTATTACTCGCTCGTTCGCCGTCGCTGGCCGGATACGCCCATACATCGTTCCCACCGCGATGTACGTGATCGTCCACCCCCCCTGCCCATCGCCCACCCGGGCCCGTCGCTCCACCGTAAACGTGTTATTCAGCAGCGACTCGAACACGCTCATCGGCTCGCCCCGCACCTTCTGCAGCAGAAGTCGCTGTCGCTGTTGAACTCACCACAGCGCCCGCAGCGCCAGCCACCGGCCAATACCAGGATCAATCGCCGCATCATTGCATCACGTACCTGTACCGGTCCAGGATGTCCTTCTCGCTGAGGAGGAGCATCCGCGCCCCACTGACCCCCATCAACCCTTCGCCTACGCCCCCGCCCGCCTCGCTCGCAAATGATACGGCGTAATCCCCCAAACTCTTCGCCGCCACACCCGGCACTCCCTTCGTCTCGGAGGCCTTCAGCCCGGCCTGGTAGCTCCGCGCCGCCGCCCGTGTGGCCACCCCCACGATGTCATCCGGCAGCGTAGCATGTCCGTGCG